TATCAATATACAGTTGTTTTTGGTTTACCAAAGTTGTATACCGTTCTAATTGCTCGTTAAATATCATATTTTGATAATATAACCCAGCTATCATTAAAATAATTGTAAAGGACTGCTCCTTTAACTTACTTAAAAAAGTTGTTTGCATATTTTTGCCTTCTTCTATTTGTGCCATAAGTAATCTTTAATAAAAGTTATTCCTGTAATCGTAAGTATAAAAGCACCAATTCTAATAGCCCAATTAATACCAGTGTTATAATCTCGTACTTCTTGAACCCTTACATCAGTTTCTTCTAAAGCACCTTCGATTGTTTCTAATCTCTGAAGGATTCCGTTTCTATTTAGCTTTGAGCCTGTAATAGCCTGGCTAATCATTTCCACATTAATAGACAAAGCCTTTAGCTGGTCGTTTATTTCTTTTAACTCATTCATTACTCGTTTTCGCCTTCTTGTGAATTACTTGTTGTACTTCCTGGTGTTCCTTGACCTGCATTCATATCATCATCAGTTGTTGACCAAGTAGTAAAATTAACTTCTAATTGATTAGTTTGGCTTTGGTGTGTTGTTATGTTTGTTTTGTTTGATACATAATCAAAAGATGCCTCGTGCATAAAGTGTAACCCTTGTGCTAAAGCAATATTAAATACTTGACCAAAGTTTATATTCTTACCATAAACATTACCTGTAAATTTCTGCCAGGTAGCTTGATAAAAAGATAAAATTGAACGAGTAATACATTCCTGCATTGGTCTTTGTGGATTTAATTCCCCAGCAGTTTCCCAATTTCTTAACCATTTAGTTGAGTTTTGGATTAAATTATATTCTCCGCCTGTATCATATCCAATAAAGTCTTCAATAACTTGTGATTCGTATTTATTTCTAATACCACCGTGATATTGACCACTTAATTCATAAGTATTTGAGAATGGTTTTGGTAAATTAAAATCATCGTAAGAAACAATATTTGTAGCATTATAAATAAAACCTTTTGTATTTTGATAGTTTTGTGGAATAATACTTACCTTAATATCATCAAAGTAAGTTGTATGAACGGTAGCTATATTTGAACTCCATTGAGTTCTTAAAATTAAAGTACCCCAATTATTCATTACATAACCAGTATCTAAAGAATTTTTATCATAAGTAGATAATAACTTAAACTTTGCCCAATTATCTTCATCAGTCATTTTAATTGCAATTTTATCTGTTCCATTCCAAAGTGAACTTTGAATAAGATTTCTAAAATTACCATTTGAAGATAAATATCTAATTCCTGAAGTACCTCCTGGATTAGGTATACCTTCAAGTGATTTAGCAAATCCAAGAAAAACCGAATCTCCAGGCTCGTGAGAACCATCAAAATAAACAGAACATTCTATTTTTACTGCAAAGTAATTAATAAATGTAGCATCGTTTGAAATTCTAAACACATTATATAAGCCTTGATTAAAAGTAGGCATTGCGCCTCCATTATAAGTTTGATTTTCAGTAACCGCTAAAATCCTATTGTCAAAAGGTCTATTTTGTCCTGTTTGATTAGAAAAAGCAAAGTTTGTACCTAATGAACCAAAAGAAGTCCAATTATCAGGGTCTACCGTACTATTTGCGTAATCTTTAAAAAATCCATAGTTATTAATTAAGTTTCTTTCGTAGTATGGATAGTTAAATTTAACACTTGTTAATCGCTTATTTAGACTTACTAATTGATTTACATCCGACCATTTAACAATACCTGAATTACCAATAGAAGAATAGAAGTTAAAAGAATAACCAATTATATAAGTTCCATTGCTATCGTATAATAAGCCATTTTGAAACTTTTGTTTAACTGATACATTATCTAATAAAAGATAACCTATTGAATCATCATTATCATTAAAAAAATTAATATTATAAGTACCTGCACTTGCCGTATAATTAAATTCATAATAAACCCAATCATTTGTAGTAGTAACAGAATATACTTGTACTCCATTAATAATAACTCTTGCTACCGCTCTTGGAGTAGTACCACCAAAATTCTTTGCCCAAAAACTTACAGTATATTGAGCAGCGTTAAAACTTAAAGATTGATTAATATTAGAACTATTATCTCCAAATATTTTAGGACATTGACTACCGTTTAATCCTCCTGTTAGAGAATTTGTAACAGTTCCACTTGTATTCCAATATTCGTAAATATAAGGCACAGTACCATTTATACTAAATGAACCATCCTTTACCAAATTATTTACCGCAACATCGTTTACACCTATAACATACCAGGTAGCATCTTTATTTGATTGATATAAAACGCAACCTAAAGACTCCATTAAATGTGTTAAAAGAAAATAGCAATCTTTTGGCTCAAATGTAGCCCAATCAACTGCTGAATATTCTGATAAGATTAAATTAACAGAATTTATAAGATTGCCATTTATTTTAAATTGAGTAAAAAAAGCCACATTTAAATCGCTCCCAGTCTTCTTTAATAACCTGCAAATAAAATTACTTAAAGTTATACCTGTGTCTACATTTGTATCGTTGTATAAACCGTAATAATCTTCTCTATAATATTTAACATTTTTTAAAACTGCAAGGTTATCAGTAGCCGTAAGCTGAAGAAAATATTGTTCTTGCCATTCATATTGGATAACATCAGGCAAAAGAAATCCTACCCACTTTAAAGTTTCAGTAGCACCATCAGTTTCGTAAAAGCTAACCTTCCAAGTATATTCATTTGTATCAAAAAAGAAATCAGAAGGTTGAGCAATAGAATTTACAGGTATAAAACATTGTATATCCGCATAAGAAGAACGAATAGGAGCAAAGATATTGTCTTTACTTGCTTTGTAATTTAAAACAAAAGGAGAATTTTGAGCAGGGATTAATTCAATTACATCAGGAAAATCTTCAGTAGCTTCTTGTTTTTCAAATTTAACTATATAATAAAAATTAGTACCTACTTGGTTTAATCCTTTAAATTGTAAATTATAAAGATGGTTATAATACATTATATTACTCTTGAGTTTTTAATTGCTTGGTTATCTAATAATAATCTCATTTTGTCTCCCATAATATCTACTTGATAACCACCCTGACCTGTTGATGCACTTGGCATAGCTACCATAGCACTTTTACCACCACCACCTAAAGCAAAAGGGTTAAATCCTAATCCACCCATAGTTTTAGCAATCTCCCCTATCTTTTGTAAAGCATTACCACCCGAACTTAAACCACCTGTTAAAACAAATAATACTGCTGCTGCTGCAATCGCTGATGCTAACTTTATCATTAATCTTTTTAACCCATCTAATATACCTTGAAAGGCATTACCCCCACCATCAATCATTGTGGTAAACATTTGTTCAAATCCACTTGCTAAAGTACCAACTATCATAGTTGAATATCCTAATAAAGTATTTTGATGTTCTATTTCTGCATTAACTGCTGCAATAGCTTTTTGTTCTTTATCGTAATCTTGTAATAATTTTGGAAAGTTTGATTCTTTTAAACCTCCTAAATCAGTAGGAGCATTTGGAATTTGACTTATACCTTTTGTAGGTGCTATAAAATTAATAGGTTGTTTTGCTGCCAAAGCTGCTGCTTTTTTAGCATCCTCTGCTATCTTTTTATTTTTAGCCGATAAATCTTTTTGAAGACCAGCCATTTGGGCATTAGCAATAGTACGAATATCTTTATATGAATTATAATAAGAAAAATATAAATCTCTATTATATTCATCAGTTTCATTCAACATTGCCTGTTGATAAAACTGCATATTTGTATTAATAAACTTTAAATGCTCTTGTAGCTTACTTATATCAGTAGCTTGACCTACTTTAGATAGTATTTTATTATAATCAGCAATAATTTTTTCAGCATCTTCATTTCTAACCATATTACTGATTGAAAATTGGTCTCTTTTTACATCTACATCTACAATATAATTTAATGCAGTTAATGCTTTTTGTAATAAACCTACAAATGTAAATAAAACACCGCTATTTAATTTTCCTAATGTTATTTGGAATTGATTAAATGAATCAGCTACATTGGATATTTTACCTCCTAAAGTATTTGATATTTTATTCATTGCACCTGAAACACCTTCGGCAGCACCTAAAGATAAAACATACTTTTGAATAGATTCAGCAGTATTGTCTACTTGTGTTTTAATTCCTTTGAATGTGAATGTAACTTGGTCTCCAGCAACTGATGCTCTTACTCCAAATTCCTTTAAACGCTCAAATTCGCCTGTCTGCGCATCTAAAATTGCTTCAGCTAATTGGTCAAAGGATTTACCAGTAGAACTCGCTAAATCGCCTAATAATCGCATTTGTGCAATATTAGGTTTAAAGCCTTGATTTGCTAACTTAACAAAAGCACCTGTTAATTCATCTACCTGGAATGGAGTTGTAGCAGCAAACTCTTGTATTTGAGATAATGCTAATTGAGCAGCAGAACTGCTACCTAAAGTATTTGATAAAACTGCTTCAAATTTTTGGAATTGTGATGTGGCATCTATAACACCTTTACCGAAACTAACAATAGAACCTACTGCAAAAGCACCTGCAACAATACCACCAACTTTAGAAGCAGCAGCACCTATTGCATTAAAATCTTTTTCTGAATTTTCGCCAGTTTTTTTAGTCCTATTGTTAAACTTATTTAGTTCTTCAGAAGCACTATCTAAACCCGATTTAAGACCTTGTATCTGTGCGGTTAGTTCAACTATTAATTTCTCGTTTGCCATCTTCTAACTTCTTTAAGATTTGTTGTTTTTCTTCGTTTGATGTTAACTTTTTTGGCACTCTATTCATTATAGCAAACTTATCAGTCCATAGTGGCATTATTTCTTTAGGCTTTTTCATTTGGCTCTTTTTAGATACATTAACATTGTTAATATAACTTAAAGTTGCCCTTGTGTGTTCCCACTGATTAGCCTCTTTTTTAAAGAAATTAAATAGTAACCTTTGATAATTTGCCCAAGTCATATCTTCAAACTCATCAGGCATTAAACCAACTTCGCCAATCGCAAAGTCGATTATATCATCCCAAGTTACTTTTTTTTTGAACCTTCTTCTTTACTTGCCATAGCCTTAAATCCATTTTGGATATACTGGCTACTTTCTAAAGATTTAGTCCAAGCATCAATAATTGTTTGAATATTTGATAAATCCATATCATCAATCCAATTAGTAACATCATCTAAAGAAACATCAAATGTTCTTTTACTTATTTTATAATAGTTCTTTAAACCGCAATAAGTTATATCCCTAACAAAATCAATCATTTGATAGTCAATATCTAACTTTTTAGCTTCTCCAGCATCAGTTGCCGTAAGAACATTATAACTCATTAAGGCGTAGTTACCGAACTTTAAAGTCCTAACCTCGCCACCCATTGTAATTTCAATAAGTCCGTTCATAGTTTGTGTTTTTAATTATACGATTGGTGTAAATGTAGGTGTTCCTGTTCCTGCAAACTCAATAGAGTAAGTAGCTACATCTTCCATCGGTGCTGAAATTTCGCAAGAAGTAATGTAAGCAGTTTGCGTAACTGATGTAGCACCTGGTATTAAGTTAGTCCAAACAATTTGAACACTTGCTGGAGGATTTGCTTTATAAGCAGCAAAAATATCTGTTAAATCTTTATTCGCTGCAACAAAGTCTGCAAGACCTTCTGCTGAATAAGTAATGTCTCTTAAACCTGGCATAATTTCTTTCCAAGCACCACTTTCTTTTGAAGTAGTCTCAAAAACATCCTGATTCATAGACATTGTAACATTTGTTAATTCTGCTAATTGCGTTCCATCCATTTTTAAGATTTGCGCTGTGCCGTTGTAAACTGCCATATTATTATTATTTTAAAGTTAATTAATCTGTTATTGTGTAAGTTCCTGTAAATGATACTGTATAAGAAGTTATATCTTCCATAGGAGCGTTTACTTCAATGCTTTCTATATAAGCTAAACCTGTGTAATAAGCAGTTGCTAAAACAGGATTAGATATTAGTATGTTTATAGGTGTTCTTGCTTCGTAAGCAGCAAACAAAGTTGTTATTCCTAAATCACTTCCTCCTTCATTAAAATCAACCAAAGCATCAGCCGTAAAAGCAAAATCTCTTAAGCCTGGTATAGATACTGAATAACCGCCTGATTGCTTACAAGTAGCATCTATCATAGCATCGTTTAATGTTATAGTTACATTTGTTTGACACATCAAAGGAAAATCCGTATCTGCATCGTAAAGTAATATATCCGAACCGTTTAAAACACTCATATTCCTTGTTGTAATTTAAATGTAAATCTTATTAATCTTCTCACTAAAACCCCTGTATCAACCAATTGTTCAAGTGTATTTGTACTCTCCATTAGTGTTCTAATTACATACCAATCAGGTAATAAATCTAAATAACCATCCTGCCTTGTTCTAACCAATTCCATTACTTCGTTTGATATTCTATCCGATAGTAATTTACCACCAAAAGAGTTGTCAAACCTTGTACCTACCTCAATTAGAACGCTAACTTCTTGACCGTATGATTGCTTACTACCTTCCAATAATTCCGTTGAATTAAAAGTAGAAAGCAAAATATATGGTTCAGTCGCTGCTGCTAAAACTGATGCCGAATCAAATACTGGAACTTCTTGTAGGTCTATAACGATTGCACCGCTTAACCTTTCGTAAAGTTTTTGTCTAATAAGTTCTCCGACATCTTTCATTGTACAAATTTACGATTATTTAGTAATATTCTTACGAATTTTTTTCATATCACTTAAAAAGATTTTTCTATACTTTATAAATGCTGGTATTAAATATGGTTGTGGTTGCATAGTACCTTCTCCATTAACATAATATTGATAAGCAAACTTCTCAAATCCTACTGGAATAACTTTATTTTTACCTGTACCAAATTCAACATAAGGTGCATAAGGAGCAGCGTTACCACCAAAAGCAACAATACCTGTTAATTGATTATCTTGATAACTTGTATTGCCTGAACCTCTTAAATGACCATCTCGAATAGGTACTTCATTTAAAGCCTCTGCAAATATTTGGTCAGTATTCCTAACCACCGAAGATTTAACTTGTAATTCAGCTTCTTTAGAAAGTCTTTTAAACCTTGCCGTAACAACTTTAATGTTTCTTACCTTCATTATACAACAATAAACTTGTTATCTTCAGTCATTAAGAACTCGTAGAACTCGGTAATTAAGAAGAAAGTTGGGTCAATTAACCTGCCTAAAGTAGTCATTATAACTATTTCTTTTTTTCTTTCATCCGTTACCTGGAATGCTTTAATAATGTACTCGCCACTATTATAAACAATCTTATTGATTTGAGATAAATTAGGATAGTCATCATAACGAATCGTAAACTCGTAGATATTGTCTAAAGATATTTTACCATCTTCGAGATTTCTAAAGCCTTGTTTTGCTCTAATCTTTGCCCAAACTACCTTTTGGTCTACAAATGTACCAAAGTAACCACCTGTACCATCTGCACCAGTCTGTAAAGTTTGTATTGCGATTTGATTTCTTAAAACTCCTGCCTTCATTAGATACCAAATAAAGTGTTACGACAATATGGTTGTGCTTGTCTTTTAGCATCCGAACTTAACTCGTACGCTTGGTCGTAAATAGAGTAATTTTCCCTATTCTCGTAATCAGTAGACACTTGTTTTAATATGGCTAATTTTAAGCCTTTAGGACACACTGCAAAGCCTGCTTCGTACTCTATTGTCAAACCAACGGTAGAATAAGCCTCAAGCATCTTATATTGCAATCCACGAGCAGTATATTCTAAAGCTACATCTTCATCATTTACAACCGAATCAATTAAGGTAACTGGACCATAAGGAATCTCTTGTGGAATGTGAAAGTAAAACCAATAAGCCCTTAAGGTTTTTTCTCCTAAAGATAGTCCTGTAAACTTCTCTATTCGCTCCCTTGCTGAAGTAATTAGTTCTTCTATTAAGTCGTTCTCCGATTCCGAAGAAATACGCATATAGTCTTTAGCCTCTTGCAAGGTAACTGGCTCTACTGAAAGGTCTGTAACCACCTCGCACTGAAATTCACTATTTATCATCTTCTTTTATAGGTTCTTGAATGTCTAAAACTCTTTTAAGTTCTAATAAAGCATCAGCTACTAATTTTGCATCCCCTAAATTAAATACTCCTTTTTGTGTAGCAATATCAAGTCCTTGACCTAATATTCCAAATATTTGTTCGTTTGTCATTTTCAAAGTTACATTTTTATTCTATTTCTCCAAACTCAATATCGGGTTGGCTTTCAATAAATTCAATAGCTTTTACAATATTTGATACTTCGATTAAGTTAAAGCAACCTTTTGAGATTGCAATATTTAATGCTTCTTTAATAATTTGTTTTGATGTTTTGTTATCCATAATTAAAAGGGTAAAGGTGTGTTTACTGGGTATGTAGGTGGATTGATTAAAGAATCAATTTGTCCTTGAATACAAGCCTCTAAATTACTTACTCCATCTACTCCTAAAACCGATTGCACCCAACTAACAACAATTTCGTTAGTCAAGTCCTCGTAAGGAATAAAAGTTTCTACATTCTCCGTTGAGAATTGTGCAAGGTTAGAAAGTGATGCTGAATATTCGCCATCAACTCCTACTACTAAATAATTTGCTATCACTACATAATCAGCCTCATCAGCGATTGTTTGTGTGTATAGACTTTCGATTGTCCAAGTGTATGTTGTCATTATGCTTTTAATAAAATTTTGTAAGCCGTTCCATTAATTCTAACTGCCCAACTTCTGTCAGAAACTAAAACTTCGGTTGCTACTGCTCCTGCAGGATAAGTTACAGAACCTACAACAAATTGATTTGCAGCAGTTGCAGTTGCTTCTCTACCTATAATTACACTTGCATCAAAATTACCGCTTTGAGTTCCAGTTCCAATAGCCGTATTACTATTTGCAGTTGTTTGAGAACCCAAAGAATCCACCCCAATAGCAGTATTCCCATTTCCAGTAGTATTTAAAACTAAAGTGGATGAACCTATTGCAGTATTTGCAAAACCAGTTGTATTTGCTTTTAATGCTCTATAACCTATTGCCGTTACTATTCCACTTGTATTTGCATTTGCTGCCTCAAATCCAACTGCGGTGTTGTTTCCTGCGGTATTTGAAACCAAAGCAGTAAATCCTACGGCAGTATTATTATTTCCAATTGTGTTTGCTTGTAAAGAACCTCTACCAATTGCAGTATTATAACTACCACTAACATTAAATACCAGAGAATTTAATCCTATTGCGGTATTTTCGATACCTGTTGTATTTGATAATAATGATTGAAAACCTATTGCTGTATTACTTGTGCCCGTTGTGTTTGCAGTTAAAGCAGTTCCTCCTAATGCAGTATTATTTGCCCCAGTTGATAACCTTAATGATTGATAACCAATAGCGGTAATTCCTGTTGCACTTGTGTTTGTTAATGCAGCCTCAAATCCTACTGCTGTGTTATTAGATGCTGTATTATTTTGTAAAGCACTTTGCCCCACTGCCGTATTATTATTTTGAGTACTTATACTTTGTAAAGCAGAAATTCCAATAGCGGTATTGCTACTACCAGTTGATAAGAAAAAAAATGTATTTACACCTACGGCAGTATTATTACCACCAGTTGTATTTGACCCAGCAGAAAAATGACCTATACAGGTATTATTTGCTCCTGTCGTATTTGCTTTTAAACTTCTATAACCAAAGGCAGAATTTAAACTACCACTTGTATTTGCACTTAATGATTCAAATCCAACCGCAGTATTTGTTGCAATATTTCCAGCACCTCTACCTACTTTTACTCCGTTGATTATTGCATCTGCAAATGTTGATAATTGACCATTTGTATCTAAAGTCATCGCTGTGGTAAATGTTATTGCACCACCCGCAGTTCCCGAAGGAGCAATATTCCAAGTATGTCCACCATCAGACATAAAATATCTCATAGAAGAGCCAGTTACCAAATATTTATTTACTCCATCATTAAATACATTATAACCAAGCAAAGTCGCTCCACCACTATCCCATAATGCAGCTCTCGTTCCTATTTGTAATGCTCTTGATGTTCCAACCCAAGCACTTGGTGTAACTCCTAATCCTATTGCAACTGTTCCTTCTTGTAAAATTGAGTTTCCTAAAGCACTTGCTCCTGTAAACTTTGGTAAATAATTAGTAGTTCCTGTGCCTGTAATAGGATTTGTTAATACTGCTTGATATTGAGGAATGTTTAAAACACCACTTGTATAAGTTGCTGCACCCGAAGTTCCTGTTGTAGTTAATGAAATAGCTGCTCTTGCTCTTGCATCAGTAAAGTAAAGATTTGTACCCTCTGAAATATTAGTTGTACTTCCTGCTATTTTAGTCCATAAACCTGTTGAAGTTACATATTGTAATATATCTCCATTTGAAGGACTTTGAGCAGCCACATTATGCAACTCATCCATTTCGTAGCCGTTTTGAATATTTACTTCTATCTGTCCTAAAGTTGGATGTGAACGAGTAACGATACCTACATAAACTAAATGATTAGGAGCGTATTGTTTAGTAGAAGTAAAAGCACCAGCAGTTGTAGAAGATAAATATAATTGGTCGCCTTCAGTAAAAGCCGAAGTATCTACACCTGTTAAATCCCCAATAACTACCACATAACCGTTAGCGTTATTAGCAATATTTTCTTGAACAAATCCAAAGGTTTGTGCAGAAGTAGAATCGCCTGTTGCAATAGCTTTTGATACCGTTGGCTTGTTGCCTGTTGCACCACTAATATAAACAATCGTTCCTTTAGTTAAAGTTGCACCTGTATTGTTTCTTATTTCTCTTATTAAAGTTCCATTAACCCAAGTAGCAGTAATAGTACCAGCATCTTGTTGAGTTAAGGTTAAAGTATTTGTACCACTACCTGTTACGGCAGCAGAATTAATTTTATCGTTAAATGCCGTATTCCAATTAGTTGAGTTATCAGTTAAATAAGAAATAGTTCCTGCCGTAGACTTAACGATTCCTGTACCACTTAAAGTAGCTTGGAAATCAGCAGAAGATAAACCATCTAATAAATCAGCGTTTAAGTTAGTTACTTTAGTAGTTGAAGCAACACTAAAAGGAGCAGTACCAGTAGCAACCGAAGATGCTAATTGAGAAGTAAAGGTCTTAATACCTGCGATAGTTTGTGCGCCTGTTAAAAGAACACTATTACCTTGTGTATATCCTCTTAAAATTTCAGCCGTTACCTTTTTAGTAATTGCGTTATCCACTATTGGAATCACATCCGCATCTTGTACGGTCAATAATGGATTTAATTCTGATATTTTAATATTAGCCATATTATTTCTTCTTTATTTTGCCTTTAAACTCTTTTGTAACGCCATCTTTGATTATTTCGGTAAAGTAGCCAACCTTTATAAATTCTTTCATCTTGTCGCTTAAAACAAGGTCGTAGTAGTTACCTCTGTTATACTTCCTACCTTGATACGATATATCGACTGTGCATTTATACATTCTACAAAGTTACTAATATTTTTAGCAATTTTCATATTTCCATTTAAATCCACCTCCAGTTTTAGTCTTACCTAAAGCACAATAAGAAATGCTTGTAAGGGAAATGCCTAATTGCCTACTTGCTTCAGAATTACTTCTAAATTGATTAATAAAGTTACCTTCTAAATCATATTGGTTTACCTTCTTGCTTCTACCACTATTTAGGCTTTGTAAAAGTTTAGTTTCTTCGCTTCTTTTAGGCATCTGCATATTTTTTAAAATAGCTTGTACTTTAGCAATATGTTCAGGAGTTTTCTTTTTACCTTTAGCAGCTTCAGACATTTTCTTTTTGGTTTCTTCAGTATGTTTTCTACCTAACCAAACTAAACCTAAATTCTTTTTCCATTCTTCAGACATTATCTTTCCTTTACCCGAATCAGACATTCTTTTTTTACTTTCTTCACTCATAAAACCACTCTTATCAGTAGTAGCCGTATAACGCAAATTAAGCCCATTTAAGACACTTTCATAATACTCTTGGTAATATCGTTCATAATAGTTTAAATCTTTAACCTCGCACTCCTTAATGATTTCTATTGTATGATTAATAAAACCATATTTTTCAATAGAAGCAAATAGCTTTGGTTGCCTTTTACATTTGTGATTTTTGTAGGCATTATGCCTTTTAAGATAATTAGTCGTTTGACCAATATAGATTTTCCCACTTGGAGAAGTGATTTTGTAAATTCCTATCATATTATTTAATTAAAGCATTGTAAAGATAGGTAATATTTAAGAATAAAAAAAGGGTAGATACAATTAAGTACCTACCCGATTTTGCTTTAACTAATTAATAGTCAGTAAGTTACACGTTACCAAGGTCGGCGAAAATCGCTGCTGTAGGTAGCATAAGGTTAATATTTTCGTAACACTCAATTCTAGCCGTAACTAAATTTTGTACGAAATTCGTTCCATTCTCATAAGAGAAAGTAACATTTAAACCTTCAACTTCAACACGCTCTAAATAATCACGGTCAAAGATTAATACTTTGTCATCAGTTACCCAAGAAGCCTCGAATACTGGAGTACCAAAGATAGTTAAACCACCAACACCATTAAGAACAACTGCACCAGCACCTGCATAATAACCTTTAGCAAAAGTAGCGATAATTAATCTTGCCATTTGAGCAGGAGAAACTAAAGCGTAAGATGCATTAAAGTTAGCAGTTTTTTGGTTACCAATTAATTGAATGATTTCTTCAACATCATTTGTTAAACCACCAACGGCAGTAGAACCTGTTGCAGCACCTGAAACAGTTGAGAAGAAAGAAGCATTTTCAGCCTTAAAGAAATCTCTCAACATCATACGAGTTAAAGTTTGCTCGATAAATGGTAAAGACTTCATCATTTGCTTTGAGAAAGTTGCAAAACCTGCGATATAAGAGTTAACTGTTTTTACTTCAGTCAAATCGTAATCAATTTGTCCTTTAGAAGCACCTTCAGTTTGAGCTACGATAGCACCTTCTGAACCACTTTCTTTGTAAGTAACATAAGTACCAGTCGCTGATTGTACAGTAGAAATTAAATCTCTAAAGTTCAATTTTTGAGAAGGCAAGATTGCTTGGTTAGGAGCGTATGTAGCTACTGAATCTCCTGTTAAACTTGTAGATAATAACATATTACCTACTGCTTTTAAATTCATAGTGAATGAACCACCTGAAGACTTTAATTCTTTTTCAGCGATTGCCATATTAGAATCCAAGTTTTCAGCGATTTGCTCACCGATTGATTTAGTAGATACTTTAGCAGCACTCTTGCGAGATACTTCTTCAGCTTGTCTATCCATTTCATCTTTTACTGCTTTGATTTCAGCCTTAACTGAATCAATACTTTTTTCTACCATCGTAGACACTTCGTTTTTTACGCTTAATAAAGCGTTTGCATTTGCATCAAACTTTGCGTTGATGTCATTTGCTAAATTTTTAATTTCTTCCATCTTTTTAAAGATTTAATAGGTTTCTAAATTGTTTTATTTCTTGTATCTTATTGTCCTCTTTCGGCTCGGTTTCTTCAGGAGTAACAATAGTCGGCTCTTCGGATTTAACAAGTGAAATAAGTTTTAATAATTCAAATTCAATAAGACCAAATGTTTCATCAGTATAGCTACCATTTTTAATAGCCTTAACTAAAGTTTTAATTCGGTCTTCTCTTTCTTCTGCTGATTTAAAGCCAGTAAAAGGTGTATTAGGGTTTGCACCAAAAGTAACTGCTGAACCTTCCCAAAGTTTAACTTCGTAGATTGCATCAATTTCTTCTCCCATATCTGTGTTTTCTTGTGATTTAATTACCTGGTAACCGATAGAGTGTTGAGTAATTACACCATCTCTATAAAGTTTTAAAGCATCTTTACCGTAGCTTGTATCGCTCATTTTAGCTTCAAAGTATAAACCAAAGCTATCTTCTCTTAATACCATTAATTTCCCTAAAGGTCTGTAAGTATCGTGTTGCCATAAATAAGCAATTTCAGGCTTTGATGAATCTGGTCCTCGCTCTGCAATAGTTTTTGTAAATGCACCTGGCATTATAACATCCCCATCTAAATCAATAGAATTGAATTGAGAGAAATAACCTGTAACTACTCCTGTTTCGACATCAAGGTCTTTAATACTTGCATCGTAATTCTTGAAACTTATATTTTTCATAAGCGATTAATTTTATAGTGTTTAAAAAAGAGTGGATGTTTTACCACCCACCCTAAAACCAAAACACCAAACTATGTATACAAAGATACTAACTTTTTTAGCAATTATTTATAAATGATATTATTTTCCTTATCTAACTTTGCTTTTGTAAGCATTGTGCATTTGCAATTTGCATTATTTTCTATTCCACCTGCTGGGTCTCCTGGATGTTTCATCATTCTACCATCAGCGTTAAACTTCTTATCCAAATCAATAGTTTTACCACTTAAAGCTATGTGCCAATCTCTCGGCATCTTTGGATGGTCGTGTAACCAGGTCTTCTCCATTTCAATAGGTAGTATTTCACTTTGAGTATATTTAGCAGCATTTGTAATCATTACTGATTCAGTTCTTGCTATAAGCCTCGCCCTTGTTTTGGTCATTCCTACTTCTTTAATCAATCTTTTTTCTGCACCTCTAAAGCCTTCGTTATTTTCTAACGCTCTTTGGAATGCTGTTTGTATTCTTTTAAGACTTGTATCGTTAATGTCTTTAATGTGCTGACCGCCTATGGTGTTAAAGTAATCTTTTAAAGCTGCATCCATTATAGGATTTTCAAAGCCTACTCCTATTGTCGCTTCGGGAGGTAAATTAGCTTTAAGCCATTTAACATAGCCTCGTGATTGTTTATTCCAAGCAGTATTATAGAAAGTTTGCATTGCCGTTGCAATAGGAACTCCTGTGTAAAGCATTCCAGCAATAGAATTAGTAAACGCAACCGATTCCGATTCGTTTAAAGCATCTATAATAGGCTGAATAGATTGTTTTAACGCTTTAGAGAACAAACGATAGCCGTAAGTCTCTAAATACTTTTGTAGGTTAGTGTCAAATTCTTCTTGTGTCATTATAACGCTTTATCCGCCATTCCTAATTCATCAAGATAGGTTAAGTTTGTAGGAACTAAAATCCTATCCATATCCGCTTCATCTAATCTATCGTAATTCATTGCATCTCTTTTTTCGTTAGGAGTAATCCACCAAGATTCTTTCATCTGTGCTACTATCTTCTCCATATCCTTTTGCATTTCAGGAAACGCTTGAACATCGTAGTCAATATAATACTCTACACCATCTCTCAAAGAATAATATAAAGCAACCTCGTTAAACATACCTTTAATCATATTTAAGATAGGAATAACCGTATTAGTTACCAAACCTTTGTAAGCCATTTCCTTATTGTTATAAGAAGCAGAATCAGTAGCCATTAAGATAGGGTCTACTCCAAAAACTCTGCATAAAGTATCTCTATCCGCTCCTATTGATTTGATAATTTCAAGGTCTGCTGGACTCATTCCGATTTGCTTGTAATCAACAATACCGTTAGTAGCTACAATTCTTTTATAGTTGTCTGCACCTGTTAGCTTTGTGTCTATTTGTTGGTTAATCTTGCTAATTTGCTCACCATCAAGCATTGCATCCTTATCGCCACTAAATAATAAACCTGCTGCACCGCCATTAATAAATGCTTTAGCTTTTGCTCTTGTACCTTCGTTAGAACTTGAAACAGTTTCCCAAGCAGCCATTAAAGGACTCATTCCATAAAGTTGATTCCCACTTACATTGTAATCTGGGTTAAAGAATTTAATATGGTTTACTTCATTAACTTTAAATTCTATTTCTTGGTTTCCTATTTGTAGCTTATATGCACTAATAGGGTCAAATGTACCACTACCTATAATTTGTGTAAATTGTGATGGTAATGGGTAAAGTTTAGTTGGTACTCCTTTGTTTCTACCTACTTCAGGCATAAATTTATAAGAATAAGCGTTACCAGTAATCTCTAAAAAAGAAACTAAAGATTCGATATATTCCTGTTGGCTTTGCATTTCGTTAGGTCTTGCAATCAGCTTATTCAAGTCTGTACCTTCTACTTCCGTTAATCCCTTTTTAAGTAAGTTAAACTTATTATTCTTTGTTCTATTAAAACTCTTTTTGTTCTCTACTTCGTAAACATAGAATGGAACTGAAGCAGCTTTCTTTGCAATCATATTTATAATAGCAAATACATCGGGATTACCTTGATAGCCATTCCTTACATACGCTCTTGGATTGTTTGGTATGTTAAAGAATATACCATTAAAATAAGAGAATAAAGACTGGTTGTATTTGTTGCCCGCATCCGAACCTTGAGTAGGTAAGATAGCAGCTTTAATTCGTTGAAAGAAGTTCATAAGCAATTATTTTTACAAATTTACGATAAATTTAGATAACTTTTACATTACAACAAAGTCAAACTTCTTTAGTTCAAACCACATCCGCATCATTAAGGCATCACTTATATCGGGACTTCTACCTAAATGTTCTTTTACTTTGTCTTTAGGTAGCACCGCAAGTTTACCATCCTTATCAGCGTTATGCCTTTGCACCCACTCTAACTCTTCGGTCAATTCCTTTTTGATTGTTACATCTTCGGTTATAACCCACACTCCAGCTTCATTGATTAACTCTGCAAGTTTGTAGTAGCATTCCGATTTTAAGTTTATGTAATTACCTGTTAATGCTCTGCTATTGTTAACGAATCCTTTAAAGCCATAGTCGACCACACCCGAGCCCACCCCATCTTCATCGCAGATAATTTGAGAATAAGGAATAGAATGCTTTTTAGCCAGGTGCTTAATGTATGCTGCTACTTCGTTGGTTGCCTTATTGGACAACTTATGTATTTCAATTACCCTAAAGCCTGACCAAACCATTATCAAAGTTTT